CCGGAGGACCGGCTCCATCCAGGTTTCCGCAAAGGTGCGCAGTTGATAGCCGGTAATGAGCGAGGCATCCTTGGTGAGGATGTTCATCCCGCCCACGGTCTCGTTGAGCTTGCGGTTGGCCTGCACGCTGGCCTGCGAGAAGGAGCCGGCGAGATCGTCGAAGTCCAAATTCAAACGATCTTGTTCCTGGTAGGCGGAGGCGGTGACGTCGGCGCACTCGACGATCCTGACGTCCTTGTCCTCGGCCACGTTGTTCATCATGGTGACGCTGGAAGGCACGTTGCGCTGCAGTGAGCGCAGGTCAACCTGGGCGTTGCGGGCCACGAAATAGCGCTTGTTCATGGCGAACTTGACGTTGTCGCTGCGCTGGTTGGCGTTCTCGTTCAGCTCGCGCTGGATGTCTGAAACCAGCCGCACCATGCCCGGCGGGTAGGGCTTGTGGGTCTCCAATACGGAAAACCCAATGACGTAGGGCCGCCGCCCGTGGAAATACACCTCGTGCAGCGGGCGCGGCTGCTCCAGCAGGTGGGTGGTGCCCAGCGTGTGGAAGATGAAATCCTGGCCTTCAATTTCCACGATGTTCCGGTGCACCCAGGCAATGGTGTAGTCGGTGATGCCGGTCTGCGAGATCCTGGGGTCTACCCGGTTGTTCTCGCGCTGGGCGCGCACGTTGTCGACGTTGATGGTGCAGGCCTGCAGGATGATCTGGTCGGAAGCTGGGTTCCACTTCGGCTCGATGCCCTCCTGCTGGCTCTGCATCCGCCCGCGCACGTCCTTCACGTACATCGGAATGAGCTCGATGAAGTAGGGCGAGCTGCCGACCGGGTCGGCCCAGTTGCACGAGGGATCGAAGCGCACGTTCTCCAGCGGGATCAGCTTCACCATGGGCCGGTCGATGGCCTTCACCGGGTTGTATTCCCAGAACTGGTAGCTGCACACGATCCCCTGCACCTGCGCGTCCTGGTAGGCGCCGTTGGCAATCAGGAACCACGGCAGGCTCTTGTCCAGCCGGTACTGCACGATCTCCTGGTTGATGGCGGCGCTGGCCAGCTGGGCGTTGTCGTCCTCGTCCATGGGGCGGATGGAGAGCACGTTGTTGGTCTGGAAGAAGGCCTCGGCGGCGATGGCTTCGTTTTTCCGCACCGCGCTGCGGGTCTTGGGGCGGAAGAACTTGCTGCGGGCCCGCCACGGGTCGGAAAGGTACTTGGAGCCGGACGGATGCTGGCCTTGGAACTGGCGCAGATCCTCCACCAGCTGCTTGCGCACGCTGGTGTCGAAGTAGGAGGTGCTCTGGGTATAGGCTTGGTGGGCCAAGCCGAGCCACTTGGCCGGCGGCATCCCGGCGACCAGCTCCACGGGAGTTGCACTCCCGGCCGTCTGGTCCTGGTTGTCGAGCGGCTGCGGGTAGGACGGCGAGCTGGCGGCCATCAGCAGACTCCGGCGGGCAGGATCAACAGGCCGGCGTAGCGCGGCTTGGCCAGCCATTCCGCCACGTCCAGCGCCTTGCGCGACAGCCCGAAGGCCTCCAAGGCTTCGCCGCCGCCTTTGAGGATCTCGCGCTTCAAGCTCGAGGTGGAGTGCCACTCCCACGGCCGCACGCAATAGGCCACCAGCGCGCTGCGGGCGGCGGCCAGCACCATGCCGTCGGGCAGCAGCTGGGTGAGGATCTTCACCGCGGCGATTTCCTCCGGCCAAAAGCGATAAAACGGCCTCTGTGGATGGGGGAAGGCCTCCACCCGCCAGCGGTAGCGCGGGTAGGTGGCGGCCAAGAGGGCGCCGACGTAGTCCTGCATTTCGGCTTCGGCGGGGAAGCCGACATAGTCGGCGTCGGGGACGGGCAGGAAGGCAGCGCTCATTCGGTCCACTCCGGTTCGCACTCCTGCTGCAGCAGGAGGGCCTTGCGCTGGTCGCTCATCCAGGCCCACTCGTGGCCGGTGAACACCAGCCTGACGGCCAGCGGCAGCCCGGCGTACTGCGGCGTCGCCGCCGGCTGCGCCTGGTCCTCGCGCAACTGCGGGCAGTAGTCGCGCAGGCGCTCGCTCATGGGGCGCGCCGCCGCCGGGTATACCAGCGCCACGCCGCCGAGGCCCGGGCCAAGCCGCGGCTGCCGCGCGGGTGATAGCGGCGCACGCTGAAAGTCATGGGTTCCACGGCCCGTAGGGCCCGAGGCCATCCCGAAACTTGCGGCCATTCGAAAACTCGTACACGAACGGCGCCATCCGGTTCTCCACCCGCACCGTTCCCACGCTGGCGGTATCCAGCACGTCGTGGGCCTCCGCTTTCCTGCATTCGGAGGCCCAGTCACGCACCGTGACCTTGTTTCCTTGTCGATCGGGCATCGCTTTGCTCCTTGTGATAGCGCTCGCGCGCGCGCGCCCCGCAGGCGGCATGGTTGCCCTGCTTGGCGCTCTTGCCGCAGCCCTCGCACACCCCTTTGGGATGGCGCTTGGGCGCGTTGAAAAACACCTATTTTCCAAATCCGCGGCCACGCCCGCGCGCGTGCAGGGCCTTCGGCGGCAGGGCGTTGCGGTGCGGTGCGGGCGGTACCTGCTGCAGCGCGGCCGGGGGCGGCGCGGCCCGCGCGGGCGCGCTGTTCTTGACCGGCGGGCTGGCGGCCGGCTGCCCCGGCGGCGGGCCCATGGCCGGGGTCGGCGCCATCGCCTGGCTGGCGGCCGGGGGGAAGGATGCGGCCTTGCTGTCGAGCGGGGGAGCCTTGTATTGCATGGGAACCTCCATAAAAAAACGGCGCCCGGGAGGCGCCGCGAACGGACGGTAACGGACGTTACCGGACGGTTTGCAGTGGCCGCTTGCGCACCACCAGCGCCCGCGCCTGGGCCGGCGTGATGCCCAGCCGGGCGGCGATCGCGGTGTAGGTGAGGCCGGCCCCGCGCCATTGCTGGGCCCGCTTCTGCAGCTGCAGCTGCGGGTCAGCGGGGGCCACGGGGCGGGGGCCGGCCGGCGGCCACGATCGCTTGCGCCCGCAGCACGATGGCCGGGTCGATGTCGTCCTGCCGGCGCAGGATGATGCGGGCCAGCTTGAAGCGGCGGCGGGGCGACAGCGTGGCCTGCTGCAAATGGATGTCGCGGGTCCAGTCGCGCTCGGCGCGGTAGATATTGCGGTTGCGCTGCGCCACCGCCTGCAGCAGCAGGATGTCGTCAGGCGCCATCGGCGTACACCTCGGGCTCGGTCATGGAGAGGTCGATCAGCACCGGCGGCGCCGGGCTCATGTCGTAGATCCGGGAGACCGCGTCCAGCGCGTCGTCGTGGGTGACGTAGGGGTACACCAGGTACTCGGTGATGAACTCGGCCTGGGGATCGTACAGATCGCCCTCGTGATTCACCGCCCGCACCGGCTTCAAAACGCGATAGCGCTGGCCCTGGGCCACCACCCGCTGCTGGTTGGCGGTGAGGTCGACCTTGAGTGTTTCCCGTGAAACCTGGCCGTCGACGATGGTCTCCACCGTGCGCAAATCGCTCTGGATGAGGTAAAAGCGCCCGTTCTTGAAGTCCGGCTCCAAGCGCTGAATGCGATCGTATTTGGCGTTGCCGCCCTCGCGCGGCCACGCCAGCTCGACGATCTCAAAGCCGATCTTCTCGATCAGCTGGCGCTCTTCGAAGTGCTCCAGGGCGTCCTGCAAGCCATAGCGTTCGTAGCCCACCACCACGTTCTGCACCCCCGGCTCGGCCGCCCACTTGGCGCGCAGATCGCGGATCTTCTGCCACCGCTCGGCCAGGCCCATCTTGTGCCTATAACCCTGCAGCAGATACTTGTTGCGCCCGGCGTCGATGCCCACGGCGTACAGCGCGGTGAGGTCGGAAGACTTCTTCCGCGAGCTCGCCGGGTCGCACATGATGTAGACGTTGAGGGTATCGGGGCGGATGTCAGTCCACTTCAACCACTCCCGCTGGAACATCGCCGCCAGCCCGGCCGCCGGATTCAGCAGCATCTGCGCCGCGAAGATGCTGTCCGGCTGCGCCAGCTTGATCTGCTTCAAGGCCTCCTTGGACAGGAACACCGGTTCGCCATCGTACTTGCCGTCGGCCGTGGCCGGGAACACCCGCGGCTCCAGGGCTTTTTTCTCCAGCAGCACCTGGTAGGTGTCGCCATATTTGTAGCGGGTGCCGAAGTGCCACTTGCGCTTGCGGTCGGTCTTCGGATCGCGCGCCCCCAGGTTGTCCGAGAGGCCGTGCATGTCGGTGGTCTTCTTCACCATTTCCGGCGACGTCACCGATTCCGGCACCACCACGTCGTCGTACACCCGCAGCAAAAAGTGGGCGCCGGTCGGCTGGCCATCGACCAAGCCCCAGGCTTCCACCGTGGCCTCCTTCGGGTTCGCCGTGCGCCGCACGATGATCCCCTCGTCCCGACTCCAGCGGGGCGATTGCCGCTCCGGTTTTGGCCATAGGATCTCCGGGTAGATCTGCTTCAGGCGGTCGTTGCCCTCGAACTCCATCTTTATTTGCAAGAGAAATTTCGCCGCCACCGGCTTGGTGTGGGAGAAGATGCCGACCGTGATGTTCGGGTTATTCAGGATCTCCTGAATCACCCCCGCGAACGTCCCGAAGGTGCTCTTGTAGTGCTCCCGCGCCCACAGATCCAGATGATCGTCCGGCGCCGCCTCCAGCATCCGGCAGCGCTCGAACAGCCACGGATGGGCCGCATCCGGCCGCCGCAGCAGCACCGTGGTGAGGTAGAAGCGATCTACTCTACCCAGGGCCGCCCGCCCATAGTCGCCGTAGGCCTGCTCCACCGTGTCGTACAGCACGGTGAGCTCGCGCCCGAACGGCAGGCCGGCCAGCTTGGCCTTGAGGCTGGCCTCCAGCGCCAGGCGCTCCGCCATGGCGGTCGAGATCACGCCTTCCCCTTGCGCTTTTTGGGCGGGCGC